CTGCCGAAATAGGCAATTGCTTCCTCGGTTTTCATGTTTTCCGCCTTTCTTGAAATAATATGTTGACATGGTAGCATCATTTGATTATATTGTCCATATCGCCTCACCCAGACATTTCTGACCGAGGCATAAAAGGAGAAGCAAAGATGAAAACCATCCACTTCATACAGTCGCACAAATCGCTAATTCTTTGGCAGCTCAATCATTACGAATACGAAATAGAAGATCGCAGAACTAAAACAATCTTGGCAAAGCCGACGTGTTTTGAATCGGCACTTGCAAAATTTAACGAAATCCGCGATGCAGCCGAACAGGTGGCAGCATGACCGCCGAACCCTGCCTTTGCGGTGCCACAGACTGCCAGCGCTGTTACCCGAACAGCGTTCCTGAGCCTACCGACCGAGCATTAGAACTGGCGCTGGAAGAAGTGATTGATACCGTATTGGATTACGGTCGCTTTCCGGTGAAAGGGCGCGTGCAGTTTGACCTTTACGAATATCTGCTCGAAAACCGCGATCCGTCTTATGCGTGGGAAATGTATGTTTCCGCCATGTCCTCGGATACGCAAGCGCTGGAATATCGCATCGAGAATGAAATCAAGCGGGTCAAGGTCATGCTGGTGAATTACCTGACCGACTCCGACCTTGTTTATGACCTTGCCTTAACTGACTACACAGAGGACGAACAATGAGTATTTCCGAGGTCTGCTTTTACGCCTGCGTTGTTGGCGCAGTGATTACCTTTTCGATCTTAATTTTTACTGAGGAAAAATGATGGCTATCAAACTGAAAAATACCGGAAGCCTTGCTGAGAATGGCGTCAAGCTGCTGGTTTATGGTGCGGCTGGTGCAGGTAAGACCACCCTGATCAAGACCCTGCCGAACGTGATTGTGCTATCTGCCGAGGGTGGTTTGTTGTCCATCCAGGACGCCAATTTACCCTACATCGAGATCGGCAGCATGGAGGATTTGCGCGAAGCCTTCACCTGGTGCAAGGAAAGCAAGGAGGCCACGGGCTTTGAATCTGTGGTGCTGGACAGCATTTCCGAGGTGGCCGAGGTGGTGCTGCATGAGGAATTGAAGAAACAAAAGGATGGCCGGGCGGCATACGGTGAGATGAACTCCACGATGCAGGACTTGATCAGGGCATTCCGCGACCTGCCCGGCAAGCACGTGTTTATGACCGCCAAGCTCGAAAAGAGCGCGGACGAAATGGGGCGAATTCTCTACAACCCAGGCATGCCAGGCAAGAGCCTGACCCAAGGCCTGCCCTATTTCTTTGACGAGGTGCTGGCGCTGCGGGTCGAAAAGGATGCCGAAGGCACGACACAACGCGCTTTGATGTGTGACTCGGACGGTCTCTGGCTGGCAAAAGATCGGTCGGGCAAGCTGGAAGCCTGGGAAGCGCCTGATCTGGGTGCCATCATTGCCAAGATCGGGGGGAAGAAATGAGCGATCTTAAAACTCTGAGCGCCGAATGGCTGGGTTTTAAGAGCGCCGAGGAAAAGGCCACGACCGAGCGCCGCAAGGTTGAGGATCAGATGGTCAAGCTGCTGGCGATTCCGCCTGACTTTGAGAGCACAGAGACCGCCGAGCCGGAAGGATTTGTGGTCAAAGTCTCTGGCCGCATTGACCGCAAGGTTGACGGTGAAAAAGTCCAAGAACTCGCCGCCGAGTTTGGCCTGACTGAGCACCTTGCAAAGCTGTTTCGCTGGAAGCCGGAAATCAACATGAGCATCTGGAAGGCATCCGACGAATCAATAACCCGTCCGTTAGCAGCAGCAATCACGGCCAAGCCTGGCCGTCCGTCTTTTAAAATCACCATCAAGGAGTAATAACATGGCTTTTTTACCCGAAGAATTTAACGTCGATGAACTGCCGGTCGGAAACAACAATTTCGAGCCGCTGCCGGCTGGCTGGTATTCCGCCACCATCTCGCAGTCCGAACTTAAAGACACGAAGGCCGGAAACGGTCAATACATCAAGCTGCGCTACGACATCACTGGCCCGACGCACCAGGGCCGGGTGGTGTTTGGCAATCTCAACATCAAGAATCCGAACCCGAAAGCCGAGGAAATCGGACGGCAGCAGTTGGGTGACATCATGCGTGCCATCGGGCTGGCCAAGGTCACTGATACCGATCAACTGATCGGCGGTGAGCTTGTCATCAAGCTGGAAGTGAAACAGGACGAGCAGTATGGGGCCGGTAATGAGGTCAAGGGCTTTAAGTCTGCATCCGGCAGTCCGGCACCTGCTGCTGCGGTAATTCCTGCCAAGGTCGCTTCAAAGGCACCTGCACCTGCAGCAGCGCCTGCCAAGGCCGCACCGCCTTGGGCCAGTAAGAAGTAAGACAAAAAAAGCCCCGGTCTGGATTCCAGCCGGGGCAACTTGGAGACGATATGAAAATTCCTGAATCAGAGCATAACATCGAAAGCCTGATCGACAAGCACCACGAGGCGCTGGCCGAGACACCACGACCGCATCTTGGTGCCAGCACGCTGGGCCATGTGTGCGACCGCTGGCTGTGGCTGTCGTTCCGGTGGGCGGTGCAGCCGAGCTTTCCGGGGCGGATTCTCCGCCTGTTTCGCCGTGGCCGTGAGGAAGAAGTTAACATTATCAACGACCTGCGTGCCATTGGGATGGACGTGCGGAAAGTGTCGAGCCAGCATCGGGTGGACTTTGGGAGCCACGTGTCGGGGAGCCTAGATGCCATCATTGATTCTGGCGTGCCGGAAGCGCCGAAGGCAAAGCACATTGCTGAGTTCAAGACTGCATCAAAGAAGGCATTTGATTCCTTGGTCAAGGATGGGGTGGAGAAGTCCAAGCCTGAGCACTTTATTCAGATGCAGGTCTACATGGCCGGCACAAAGATCGACCGCGCCTTGTATCTGACCGTCTGCAAGGATGATGACCGCATCCACACCGAGCGAGTCAAATACGATAAGGATGTGGCGCTGTTCGCCATCGAGCGCGGTAAACGCATCGCCCTGGCTGACCGGATGCCGGAGCCGATCAGTTCAGACCCGTCCTGGTATCAATGCAAATTCTGCGATGCCCACGACTTCTGCCACGAATCCAAGACCACCAAACACGTGAACTGCCGCACCTGCGCCCATGCCACGGCATTGCAGGATTCGACATGGCATTGCGCCAGGTGGGATGCTGTGATTCCTCTGGATACCCAGAAAGAGGGCTGTGAGAGCCACGTCCTGCACCCTGATCTGGTGCCGTGGAAACGGAAAGACGGGCCGGATGAATGGACGGCCATCTATGAAATCAATGGCGTCGATCTGGCCAACGGCGAGGGTGACGCTAACGTCTACACCAGTAAGGAACTGCTTGCTAACCCTGCTGCCTGCGCTGGCGGTGATCCGTTCGTGGCTGAGTTGCGGCAGGACTTTGATGGGAGGGTGGTGGGGTGAGAATCATACCCATATCAAAAAGTGTTGCAGATGCCTTTGTGACGCAAAAACATTACAGCCGACGAGCCTCTATTTTTTGGGCTGGCTTTGGACTTGAGGAAGATGGGCAAATTACTGGTGTTGTTGTGTATGGACAGCCATCTCCGCCAATTCAGAAGCACGCTTTTGTTGATAGAGACTTTCGGCTTTATGAGTTGGCCCGTGTTGTCGTTCAGTCTAAGACCAAGAATGCATCAAGCTTTTTGGTTGCCAATAGCCTTAAGCTTTTAGAGCCGAAGCCATGCGCGGTGATCAGCTATGCCGACATGGAGCAAAATCATTGCGGGATTATTTATCAGGCAACAAATTGGCTTTACACGGGATCAACGAAATCACACGACAAGGCCTACATTGTTGACGGCAAGCGCACTCATCCAATGACGCTGCGGGATAAAGGAATAACAGACCCAACGCGATGGGCAAAAGAGAACGGTATAGAAATGGTTAAGCCAATGGAAAAACACCGTTACTTTCAGTTTGTTGGCGATAAGCGCCAGTGCAGAATTATGCGTAAAAAACTAAGCTACCCAGTTGTAGGCGCATACCCAAAGTGCGATCAAAAAAGATATGACGATGGCCCAGATTTGTGCATCCAAGTTGCACAGGAGTTGTTTTGATGCTCCGTGAATATCAACAACGCACCATCGACCAACTCTACGCATGGTTTGAGGCTGGCAATGCTGGCAATCCCTGCCTAGTGCTGCCTACAGGCTCAGGCAAGAGCCACATCGTCGCTGCGCTGTGCAAGGATGCCATCCAGAACTGGCCCGAAACGCGGGTGCTGATGCTGACTCATGTGAAGGAATTGATCGAGCAGAACGCCGAGAAAATGCGCCAGCACTGGCCCGGTGCGCCGATGGGGATTTATTCTGCCGCAATTGGCCGGCGTGATCTAGGTGAGCCAATCACCTTCGCCGGTATCCAGTCGGTGCGTTCTCGATCAAAACAGCTTGGCCACGTTGATTTGGTGATCATTGACGAGTGCCACCTGGTCAACCACAAGGACGAGGGTGTTTACCGCAAACTGCTCGGTGAACTGAAAGCCATCAATCCGCACCTGCGGGTTATTGGTTTAACGGCCACGCCTTACCGTTTAGGGCATGGCCTGATCACCGATGAGCCTGCCCTGTTCGATGATCTGCTCGAGCCGGTCAGCATCGAGGAACTTGTGTTTAAGGGCTACTTGGCCACCCTGCGGAGCAAGATCACCAAGGCCAAGCTAGACACGACAGGGGTGCATAAGCGCGGCGGGGAGTTCATCGAGTCTGAGCTTCAGGCGGCGGTCGATACGGATGACAAGAATCAGGCCGTGGTGCAGGAAGTCGTTACATTGGCCGGTGAGCGCAAGGCATGGCTGGTGTTTTGCACAGGCGTAAAGCACGCGCAGCACGTTGCCGAAGTCCTGCGCCAGCATGGGGTGGCGGCTGAGTGCGTGACGGGTGAGACCCCGAAAAAGGAGCGCAAGAGGCTGCTGGATGACTTTAGGGCCGGAAGGCTGCGTGCGCTTACAAACGCAAATTTGCTGACCACGGGATTTGATTATCCTGACATTGATCTGGTGGTGATGCTGCGCCCGACCATGAGCGCCAGCCTTTATATCCAGATGGCTGGCCGGGGGATGAGGGTCAAGAGCCACACCGATCACTGCCTGGTGCTGGACTTTGCCGGGGTGGTTGAGGCGCATGGGCCGATCACCAACGTGCAGCCGCCGAAGAAGGGGAGCGATGGCAACGGCGAGGCACCAGTAAAGGTCTGCGACGAGTGCGGGGAGCTTGTCCATATCTCGGCAGCAGTCTGCCCGGCCTGCGGTGCAATGTTTCCGGAGCCGGTCAAGAAGGCACTGGTGCTGCACCACGATGACATCATGGGGTTAGAAGGCAAAGACCTTGAGATTAAAAGCTGGAACTGGCGCATTCATACCAGCAAGGCAAGCGGGAAGTTGATGCTGGCCTGCACGTATTACGGTGACTTGTCCGATAAGCCGATCACCGAATACCTGCCGGTGCTGCATGACGGCTATGCAGGGCAGAGGGCAATGCAGCAATTGTTTACGATGGCCTCATCGTCTGGTGCTGATCTTGCCAAGTCATCAACTTTGCAAGGTGACGAGGCGCTTGATTATATGTCTGTGCAGATGAGCAATTCAGCGCCGCCCAAGCTTATTGAATACCGCAAGGATGGGAAGTTCTTTCGAGTAATTAAAAGGAATTGGACATGAAAAATACATTACACATATTATCACTTGGCGCTGGCGTTCAATCATCGACGCTTGCTTTGATGGCCGCACATGGGGAGATTACGCCAATGCCTGACGCAGCTATTTTTGCTGATGTCGGGAACGAACCGAAAAAAGTTTATGAGTGGTTGGACTGGCTGGAAAAACAGCTTCCATATCCAGTTCACCGAGTAGTTAAAGGCAATTTAGGTGAAGATCAAATGAAAATGGTCGCGGCAAAAGATAACGGGGATTTATATGTTCGAAACATGATCCCTGCATTTACCATAAACCCTGACGGCTCGACCGGGATGCTTACTCGTAAATGCACAGCAGATTACAAACTGGCACCAATCCGCCGAAAGGTCAGAGAGTTATCAGGTGGTGGGCCGGTGTCTCAGTGGATCGGAATATCTAAAGACGAAGCGCAACGGCAAAAACCATCAGGGGTAAATTACATTAAGAACAGGTTTCCGTTGCTAGAAATGGACATGACCAGACTTCACTGTCTTGAGTGGATGGCAAAGAGAGGCTACCCAACACCACCAAAATCGTCCTGCATTTTTTGCCCTTATCACTCCGACAAACAGTGGGCCGAACTGACGCAGGAAGAATTAAACGAGGTTGGAGTTATTGAGCAGAAATGGAACGAGCTTATAAAGCTGGATGAAAGAGCAACAAAAACACATGGAATTATTCGATTCCACAGAAGCTGCAAACCAATCCTTGAGGTTAATTTTGACGAAGGAGATTCAAAAAACCAGATTGATTTATTTGGTGACGAGTGCGAAGGGATGTGTGGCGTATGAAAAACATGAAAACAAGACCGCCAGCGCCGCAATTCGTCACCGACTACCGGGAATGGGTCAAGGCTGGCCCTCCGAAGTGCTGCCATACCTGCGAGAGTTACGGCACCGATGGCCTATGCACCGAGTTCTTCATGGAGCCGCCAGCGGAGTTTGCTGAGACCGTCGATGCCTGCCCGAAGTGGGAAGGGGAGGTGCCTTTCTAATGAAATGCGACTGCGGTGGGAATACGCGTGTGCTGGACAGCAGAGGGGTCTGCCGGCGCAGGGAGTGTTTGCAGTGCTTTATGCGCTTTTCGACGGAGGAAGTGATTGTGACCAAGCCGGAGAAAAAGAAAGTCCACACTAAAAAGCGCGTCAAAAACATCTTGCCGCCAAACAACTGGCAACAATTGGCAAAGAATACCAGCGCACGCCAAAAGCTGGAAGCATTGCGCGACACCATAAAAGAGAGTGACTATGAAAATTATTGATCGGATTCCGACCGAGCATTTTGAGCAATGCCTGCTGGTTCAATGGTTCCGCCGTAAATGGCCTGACGTTCGCATATTTGCCATCCCCAACGGAGGCTACCGCAGCAGGGCCACCGCTGGCCGTCTGAAGGCCGAGGGCGTGTCTCCTGGCGTTCCTGACCTGTTTATACCGGCCTGGAGGCTGTGGGTTGAGATGAAACGGGCCAAGGGGGGAAGCCTTAGCCCAGATCAAAAAGATTTCATCAAATACCTTGAAAGTGTTGGATTCTCGTGTATAGTGGGAAAAGGTAATCAGGATGCACAGGACAAGATTACTGCCTTTTTCACCAAAAACGAGGGGATTTAATGACCACCAAAATCAAAGACCGCTACATGACGATCCGGCTACCTGCCGACATTGAGCGCGAGCTTCGCAAGATGGCCGAAGCAAATACTCGCACGCTGGCTGCGGAGATTCTGCATTGCGTGAAGATCGAGATTTCAAAAAAAGGACAATCATGAACATGAGCAAACAATACAACCACGATCCGCGACATTTCCGCTTTCCGCGCACGATGGAGAACACCGGCTATGCAATTCAGGACTGCACCGGCCAGAGTCGATTGGCTGACAAGATTGTTTTTGTCGGCGCAATGGCCATTTTTCTGATGTTGGTTTTGGTATGAGTTCCAATCAAGTGTGCAACGGCAACTGCAACCAGGGCAGGCGGTGCGACTGCGTGACGGATTACGTATTCGATGGATTTTTTACTCTGGCCTTCCTGTTGGCGGTGCTGGCGGTTGGCGGCATCGTCGGGTTTTTGGTTGGCTATCTGGTGGGGGAGTGAAATGAAAACAACTCTAAACGCAATTCGCAAGCATGACCCATGCGTTGATGGCTGGAAAAAACTGTTGCAATACTTGGGCAAGACTGAGGCTGATGACGAGCCAATTTTTATCAGCACCATCTTAAAAAGCAACGGCCTCGATGATGCGTTGTGGTGCTTACGCGCCGTTGATGGTCACGACAAAGAGATACGTCTCTTGGCTGTGGCGTATGCTCGGAAAGTGCGGCACCTGATGACTGACTCTCGGAGCATTGCGGCACTCGATGTCGCAGAACGACACGCTCACGGCAAAGCATCTGACGATGATTTGGCTGCGGCGTGGACTGCGGCGAGGGATGCGATGGCTGCGGCGAGGGATGCGGCGAGGGCTGCGGCGAGGGCTGCGGCGAGGGCTGCGGCGAGGGATGCGGCGGGGGATGCGGCGGGGGCTGCGGCGAGGGCTGCGGCGAGGGATGCGGCGGGGGATGCGGCGGGGGCTGCGGCGTGGGATGCGGCGGGGGCTGCG